ACTCGCGCTGAGTAATTCCAGCCGGACTTCGCTTGATGACGTCAATAATCTTAGCGAGTGTAGGCGTTTCCTTAGTCATGGTAGTCCTCATAATCAGTCGGCTGGTCATCATAATCACGCACTACTAGGATGCCCTCATCGATAAGAACACTAATAGCCTTGCTAGCGCTTCCATTACCTAGCGCTGAGAAAGCATCCTGGATCTGTACTCCGATACGGTCTATTTCTTTGCGCATACTAGGATGCACTCGGCCCAGGTTGCTAACGACAGTATCATCGGGACCAATAGTAAATGAAGCGGTACTGATGCCCTCAATAAACCAATGCACTACAGGGGGTGCAATACGGCCGCGAGCATGGAGTGTTGGATTGATGATAAGACGCTGTGGCATGATTAGAGTCCAATCCTGTTGCGAAGAAATCCTGTATTCTTATTTTTCTGGTCCATCCTAGCAGCATTAGCATCAGCCCTAGCAGAATAAGCAGCATTAGTAGCAGAATAAACAGCATCAGCCCTAGCATTAGTAGCATGGTTATGAGCAGCCCTAGCAGAATAAGCAGCATTAGTAGCAGAATAAACAGCCCTAGCATTAGTAGCAGCCAAAGCAGCAGCCCTAGCAGAATAAGCAGCATTAGTAGCAGATAGATACTCTACCGAATCAGCAATATCTTGGGCTGCCAATGCGAGATTAGCCGGAGTAAAGCCAGGCACTCGGCGGACTAGTCTAGCCTGCTCAAAAGCAATCTTATCTTCTGATTCGACATACATACCTTTACCATCGGCTACCCATAGTTCGGTACCGTGCTGGATATATGTCCAGATGTGCTCAAATGTGAATAGATGGTAGCCTGACGAGCACAACTTAGGCGCTACAGGGGGTGCCCACTTTCCGTGGGCAGGCCATACAAAGTCATCATTGTATTTAGATTTACGACCAGACTTTGTGATCTTAAAATACACTGGCTTATTGTTGGCAGTAGTGGACATGACTAGACTCCGATTAGTTAGGGACAATACTGGACAGTAGCATGACGGCCGTTACCACGACGAGGAGGAATACTCCTCGGACAATGATCTGGATAATCCGGCCGGACTTAGTGCTAGGGTGCCACCAACGGTAAGACATAGCAAGGCCTCCAATTAGGTTGATAGGTAACGGGGTTGATAGGTTAATGTGCTTATGTAATCGCATTATTTTGGGTGCATAGCGGGTGGGTGCATAGGTGCAGGTCAGAGCGTTATGCACCCGTTATGCGTGCCGCTACCCACCGATGATGCATAACGGGGTAACGGGCCTCACCTGCGACGATGCTCCGATTGAGCGTTATGCAGGCTGTATGTAGGCTTTATGTATGGGGGGTATGCAAGGGGTAGCGTGGGTACTGGGTTTTGGGTGGGGTATGCATGGGGTCTGACCTGCGGTTATGCATGGTGCGGACGATCTTGGCGAAGGTAGGATACTACTCTAGAGTAGTATCCTACCGAGTCGCCCCGAGAATGATCTTGATCGAAAATAAGGTTCGGCCCCCTAAGGGCCTAATTAAACTTATCTTCGTAAAGATCAATACCCTGGATTACTGATGCCATAGCCGTGTGAAATGAAGAACCACGCCCCCAAACACTACCCCCGGTGTCGGCCGCGTCCACAACGAAAAGCGTAGTACCGCTGGGATACCAACCGAGATAACGTCGGCACAGGATTAGGTGCCCCCTGTAGCGGGTCTTAATTAGTTGGTGCTGTGACTCCGACATTTTGATTACTCCCTAGAGGCAGGCGAGACAGTGGCAGTCTTCGTGGGTATCCGTTGTGTAGATATCACCGATCTGCTCGATTAGTTCCATCGGCGTAATTAGCCCCTTACTGTACTGGCTCACAACTTTGTCTAGTGCATCATGCTTCGTCATTGTGATTACTCCCGACTAGTGGGCCTTACGTCCTTGACCGACAGGGCTACGCTACCACGCATAACGGCCGCCCGTCAATAGAACTATGGTACTGATTGTAATTTTTTAGTTGGTACGCATGGTACTAATTTCCATGCGCGTTTTCCACGCCAAGTTAGCCGGGACATAAAAATACCCCCTAGGGCATTAGCCCTAGGGGGTATTTTTATTTAGTTACTCGGCAACCTTGGGGATAACCTCCAAGGTCACACTCTGGTTCTTCTCGGCGTCGATCACGAGAGTAACCGAAACGTTGTCGGTGAGGTCTGCGATAGACTTACCGGCGGTCTCCTCAACCTTCGCCTTGATGACGTTGACGTCAACGGCGGTTCCGGTCTGAGCCTTGATGAGGTTACCGGCCTCCGTGAAGTTCTTAGCCGTGCCGGTGACCGAACCGCTGAGATTGATAGCGGCGACACGCGGACGGGTAACCTTACCGGCGGTGGCGGCGGTGTAACCCTGAGCCGCGAGCCACTCGGCAGGGACTCCCATAGTCTGGGAGGCATCGAGTTGCGTACGGTAAGCGCGCACCCGCTCCGCGACAGCCTTCTTGTCAATCTGCGCAGCGGTCCCGGGGGCAAGGCTAGTCCGAAGCGCGTCAGTAACCTCCTTGATCTTCGCCTTCAGATCACCGAGCAACTTAGCGTTAGCCTTGTCACCATCGTTACCGGACGTGTTGGCAAGTTCGACAAGGGCAGAGTCACTAACCGTGTCGGCCTTAGTGTGCAGGGCCTTGACGTCCTCTTCCCACTTAGGAAGAACGTCAGACAGAAGCATGGCTCCGGCGACGGCGGCGAAACCCTCAAGGCCCTCAGTGGTACCCTTCGTGTAGTCAGACATTGTGCCTACTCCTAGATCGTGGTTCGGCTGTTCCGAACCGATGGAGCAATCATTTCAGGTTGCGCGGTCACTGTCAATAGCGAAAGCGCGGCAGGTACAGGTGCGCGGCTTACGAAATTCCGCTCGCGTTTTCTAGCCGGAGATTTCGGGCAAGCGAAAGGCCCCGGATTTCTCCGGGGCCGTGGATTTTCGCTTACCTAGCAGTCTCGCTGCTGATGTAGGCGTACGTCATCAGGGAGATTTCGTAGCCATCGTCCTCCAGGAAGTCCTTGCAGGTCTGGACGAAAGTCTCGCGGGCGGCGTCGAGATCAGTGCTGTGAACGCGCTGAGTGATAGCCCTGACTCCCATGATTTCGGCCACGGGAGAGTCGAAGTCGAAAGTTGCTGTGAAGTCCCAAGCCTGGATCTGGGGATAGGCGTCCCGCATGGCGTAGGAATTTCCAACGCGGACCTCAACGGTGTTCTCGTTCATGGCTGGCTCCTTGACTAGTGGTTGATCGGCTGCGCCAATCGTACCATAGTTCGAAACCATGTTGTGAAGATTTTTCCGGGCGCACTTTAAGCACTCGATACTTACCTAACTACGAGTCCCAATTTACCAAAGTATCCCATAATCTCCCCAAACTCTAATCCAAAACTCTAATCCCCCCAAGTATACCTAAACCCACGAGTTACTTGACACCCCTTGACCTGTCCCCTAACGTTCAGGTATCGCGCACGCGCGTGTAAGGACAGTACAGTGTGCCTCCCGCTCACGCGGTCGCAGGCCCCACCTAGCCCCTTGGGGTACTGTCAACCTAAACCCCTGTAGCCATAACCGAAAGGTTAGCCCTAGCCATGCTCATTACAGACCCTTCGGAAGCGCCACCTATTAACTGGATGAACCCTAACGAGAATCCAGTTAGGATCGTACGGCGTCAACTAAATCTCACACAAGTCAGTCTAGCGACTAGGGCACGAGTATCTCGTATGGTTGTACTCAGGACTGAACAAGGTATGTATGCCAGCATCCCGGATAAGTTGCTTACGCAATTATCTACGGTTGCTGGTTTTGCTGTACCTAGGCGAGATATTCAGCCCCTGTATGAGATTTGGCAGCGTGACCAACGTTTGCTACAGGAGTGGGTTAACGGTGATTTCACGCCAACTGGTACTGGCCGCAGGGCATTTATTAATTGGCGTAAGGCTGTTAGCCCTCTTGGCGATTCGGCTATGGGCTTCTGCCGGTTATTGTGCGTCCACCCGAACTCGCTTAGGGCGCTTGAGACGGGATCTAGCAGATCCTTCCCGTCGCAGATTAGCCAAGCATTGATTATCGCTGGAATTGAGCCGGATCGACTGGACTGGTTGTATTCCCTTACACCGGATGGGTTGAGTACCTACGGGGAAGCATTATGATTACCGCCCCTAGACGACTAACTCCAGTTGAGCGAGTGATTGTTGACTTTTGTGAGCAGGAGTACCTGGCTAACGGTGTGTTGCCAGGGTCCGAGGTAATCTTTCGATACCTGACGGACCACCACGCTAAGTTGGTACGGGAACCGGACTGGCCTAACTCCCCTGTAGCGATTGCCGTTTCGCTTAGTCAGGATACACCTGATGATGACTACTCCGTCACAATCGCCTTAAAAAACCGAGGGATTGACCCTAACGATCAGATTCCCGGTCGGGGATTAACGCCCATCCAGTTAAGTGCCATTAATGTTATTATGGACTTCTCGGATAAGCGGGCCACCAAAGCCAAACTTAACGAGTTAGGTGTTAGCACCGCTCAGTACAACGCTTGGCTTAAGAACCCTCAGTTCCAATCTTATGTACGTCACCGGGCAGAATCTTTACTAGGTGACCACACTCACTCGGCTCATATCGCTCTTATGCAGAATGTTGAGCGAGGCGACCTAAACTCGATCAAACTCTATTACGAAATGATTGGGCGCTGGTCCGGTAAATCTGCCGGTGAGGTTAATATTGAATTCCTCATGATTAAGATTCTAGAAACATTACAACGGCATGTTCATGACGCGGATACGCTCATGGCTATTGCCGCAGATTTAGGCGAATTGACCGGGGCCGGACAGTCTAGATCAATGCCCGTTACTGTTGCTATAGAGCCCCCTGTAGCAAAAGCACCTGATTGGGTTTTGTAATGGCATCACTTACCTCTCGACTTAAACTTCGAAAGCCGGCCACTACTGATACAGTAAATGTGGACACTGATCTTAGTGCTAATTTTGATGCTATTGATCTAGCGGCTAACTTCCAAGTTTGTACTAGTGGTACTCGCCCTAGCGCCCCTTATACTGGTCTGTCGATTTTCGAGACTGATACTAGTAAGATTCTAGTGTATAACGGTACGTCTTGGGTTGTCATCACTCAGTCCGTACTGCTGGATACTATTCAGAATAAGACGTTTGATACTACGAATGTCTTTAATGGTACCGTTAACCCGCCGGTTAGTACCTCATTTAAAAATGGGTTCATCAACGGTTCATTTGATATCTGGCAGCGCGGTACTTCCGTTACACTTACTGGCGGCCAAACTGGTTATACTTGTGATCGCTGGGTCGGTGTTTCAGGAACTGGTGCCACTAACGTTTTTACCAGGACTGCCCTTACTCTTGGCGCTATCGTGGATCAGGCTAAGTATCGTGTGGACTGGAACCGATCTGTTGTTGGTACCACGGACTCTACTTGGAGTCAGCGCATCGAGGGTGTTCAGCGATTCGCAGGACAGCAAGTAACTGTTAGTGCCTATCTTACGGCTTCCGCTGGTAGTATTGATTTCCAGTTCCGTAGTCGTCAAAACTTCGGTACTACTGGTTCTCCTTCGGCTGATGTTGGTCCTACGGCCCAGGGCGGTACTCAAACTGCTACGACTACTCGCACTCGATTTAGCGCTACTTTTACGGTGCCGAGTATTTCCGGCAAGACGTTAGGTACCGATAACAACGATTTCCTTGAGATTCAGTTATTCCGAGCCTTTAACGCTACTAACGGTACTACTGGTACGCTACAGATCGAGGATATGCAGATTGAGGCAGGCCCTGTAGCAACTAGTGTCGAGCGTATTCCTGTCGCCGATACTTTACTTCGTTGTCAGCGTTACTATATAAGGTGGACCGGTGACGCTGGTGGTGCTGTTTACGTTGCCAACGGTTTGGCCCCATCAACGACAGCCGCAGTTGTACTTATTTCCTTGTCTACGCCTCTTAGAGCATTACCGGCGCTCTCAACCTCGGCAAATACTGATATTCTTTTCGCTTCTGCAACTAACGTTGGACAAGCATCTTCCGCAGCCCCGACAGTCTATGGTTCTCCTGCAATCGCAGGCCCAGGTGCAGGAATTGCTCTTATTCGTATTACTGGAACTGTTGCTTCGGGACTTGCTTCGGGTAATGCTACACTTATGAGCATTGCTGCTGGGGCTACAAAGTTCTTTGCTTTAGATGCGGAACTTTAATGGCTGAGATAGAGAAAAAGCAGGCATTACTTACGCCTGCTGACTCCGCTAAAATGCACGCTAAGTCGGATCTTGATTCTGCTCAGTTTGCACAGCATCATACGCTAGGGACTAACCATAATCAGGCTAGTCCTGGTGACCACTCACATGACGGGTACACTAGTCGTAAGATTCAGGGTGTCCCTGCTGGTGGTACTGCTGGTCAAGCACTACTTAAAAATTCTAGTGCTGACTATGATGTTGCATGGGGTTCTGGTGGTGGAGGATCTGGTGTAGCCGATCCTGGATCTAATGGCATTATGGTTCGTACCGCACTCAATGTTAGTGCTGCACGATCCCTTGCCGCTGGATCCACAAAAGTCAGTATTAGTAATCCAGACGGTGTTGCTGGTAACCCAAGTATTGATGTGGTACCGGCCAATTTTACTGGTATTCCTGAGAGTGGCGTTACTAACTTAGTAACTGACTTAGCAGCCAAAGCAATTGCTGCTAGGTTAATCAACACAACGTCACCTGTTCTCGGTGGTGGTGATCTCACAGCGGATCGTACTATTTCATTACTTGCTAATGGGATTACGAATGCTCTCGCTGCTCAGATGCCTGCTAATACACTTAAAGGTAACAATACTGCTGGTACTGCAAATGCTGCGGATCTAACTACTGCTCAAGTAAAAACCATGTTGGCTATTACTGAGGCAGACGTTGCTAACCTAGTCACTGATCTAGCGGCTAAAGCAACTGATACTCTGGTGTGTCACCTGGCTGGTACTGAGACACTGACTGGTGCTAAAACATTTAATGGTGGATTTACACTTTCTGGTATTGTAGCAGCCTTAGCAGCCTGTACTGCATCTATTGCTTCACTCAACATGCCATCAGGTACCGCTAAAACTACTCCGGCAGCCGGAGATATGTACGCTACTGCGGCTGGTGCTTTCTTTAGTGCTGGTGTTGCATCTAATGCTAGACGTATCCCGGGTACGGTGTTTCAGCGGTGTACTACTAACTCGGCTGCTGCAACTACAGGTACTTTCGTAGTACCTACTGGATTTGCTAGCCAGCCAGTTAAATCAGGTAGAACATACCGATTTAAGTTTGTTATCTACTATACCGTGTCAGCAGTTACAGTAGCCTTTGAGTCACGACTGGCATACCCGACTCTCACGGCAGGATCGGTGCAATCTTTTACGGCCACTAATGCTACTGCATTTTCTAGGGCCGGGTCGGTTGCAGTATTACCAGCCTCGCCTCAAACTATTATTCCTGCTGTAGCCGGTGTTACTACACAGTTGGAGTTGACATTAGAAGGATTTATTATTCCTTCGGCCGATGGTAACTTAGTTTACGATTTTACTCCTTCTGCGGCTGGTACAGCGACCATGCTCGCCGGATCTTTTATGACTCTGGATGAGGTTGCATAGTGGCTAAAAAGCCATTAGATGGTTCTTCACCTATGGATTGGTTGGCAGAACAATTAGTGAGTGGGGTTACCAAGCCCAACGCACTAACCTACCGTCCACACAAAAAGCAGGTGATGTTCCACAATGCAGATGCTGTAGGGCGTCTATATATTGGTGGTAACAGGTCTGGTAAATCTGTAGGTGGGATTGTAGAAGATATCTGGTGGTTGACAGGTACGCATCCGTATAGGCCCACTCCCAAGGGTCAGATCCGTGGTCGTATCGTTTGTGTTGACTTTATCCAAGGTATTGGTAAGATTATCGTACCAATGCTACAGCAATGGATTCCTAAATCAGCATTAATTAATGGATCGTGGACTGACTCCTATAGTAAGGAGTCTAGAACGCTTACATTGGCTAATGGTTCGTTTGTTGAGTTAATGACATATGAACAGGATCTAGCGTCTTTTGCGGGTACGTCACGACACTTCGTTCATTTTGACGAGGAACCTCCGCAAGATATCTTTACAGAGTGCTTACTGCGTCTTGTCGATACCAATGGTTCATGGTGGATGACTATGACCCCTGTAGAGGGAATGTCATGGATCTACGATCAAATTTACCTTGTTGGCAAGCGTGGAGACAACCATCGAGTCGCTGTAATCGAAGTCGATATGATGGAAAATCCATACCTTACACAAGAAGGTATCGACAACGCAGTAAGTCTTATGTCGTCAGAAGACAAGGAAGCCCGTCTGCATGGAAAGTTCATTCAGATCGGCGGCCTGGTATACAAAAAGTTTGATCCAGATATACATGTAATTCCTAGTTGGAAACCGCAATTAGGTATGGATATTTATGAGTCTATGGATCACGGTTATAACAATCCTACTGCTTTCTTGTGGCACGCTGTTACTAGCGATGGTGACGTCATCACATTCGGGGAACATTATGAAGCGGAACGTACCGTGGATTATCATGCTGATGTGGTACATCGCCGTCGGGCTCTATATCGTGTCAATCCGATTCTAACAGTAGGTGATCCTGCCACAGCGCAGCGACAAGGAGTTACTGGTACTAGTATCCAAACTGAGTACGCTACCAGAGGTATTCATATCCATCCTGGTAACAATGACGTCCTAGTTGGTGTTGCTAAAGTTGCTTCGTATCTAGAGCCCAAAAAATCAGACGGTAAGCCTAGGTGGTTCATTACTGAAGATTGTCCTAATCTCATTAACGAGATGCAACGACTTCGTTGGAAAACCTGGGCTAGTAAGAAAATGGCTAATCGTAACAATAAGTATGATCAGATTCACAAGAAAGACGATCACGCTTGCGATTCCGCTAGATATTTCTTCACCATTATGCCTGATCTTACTCCTGTTCGTCTGGATACTACAGAACCTATACCGCTTACTGCTGTTAGTGGTGTATCTGTCGCCGGACGGATGGATGATCTACTAATTGCTCAGAGAAATGCGGCATTACGCACTACCGCCGAGCAAGATTCCAAGTGGGACTTAGTTTTTGGAGAATAGTATGCCAGAGTTTAACAATCTCTTAGAGGCTGAGGCTTGGTACAAAGAGGAAGCCCAAGCCGCTGCTGAGCATCGAGAGCCGAATCACGATGTTGTTTTTGTGGAGCCTGAGGTTCCCGCAAACACTGTCTTTGATCCTGCCCCCGAATTAGCCTACCCGATTGCGCCGGACCCTGAGACTATTATCGAGTCTGGATCGCCTTATACTGCTTTTGAGGGTACGGTTGATCCTATTTTCGATCCTGCTGAGTTAACTCCTATTCCCTTATACAACGAGGGTGGTACGGCTCTTGTTGAGCCGGAGTCGGAGATTACTGAGTCGGAGATTACTGAGGCTACCCCTGTAGCCGATACTACTGAGGCTACCCCTGTAGCCGATTCTATTAGTTCTGACACTCCCCAGGAGTAAATATGATCGACCTTGACCAGCAGGGCTCCAATAAGATCCAGATTTCGGAGCACGCCAATGCTGCACCAAACAAGTGTGCAAATTGTTCTTTCTCCGGTTACGAGCCAGGTCGATTTTTTGTTGACTTTGGAGTTGATCTGGAGTTCTACGGAACCATTTATCTTTGCACGAACTGTTTTGCTGAGTGTGCAAATATCATTGGTTGGATTTCCCCGGCAGAGGCAGACCAACTCAAATCTAGGGATGCTGAATTAACAGCCGAAGTAGAGCGGCTTAGGGAGTTTGAGAACAAGTATGTTAGTATCGCCTCTTATTTTGATGACGCTGATCGCTCTGGCGGGAATCTTCCTGGCTTCGACACTGATTCTGACTCTAGTGTTACTATGGGTTCGGAAGATGTACTCGATGAGTCTGACAAGTCGGGATCAGTTTATTCAGACGCAGCAAGGTTACTTGGAACGCCTACAAAATCTACAAGTAAGCGGCGATCTTCCGACGTTTCTGAGTCTGCAAGCGACGAACCCCTCAGTAGTTTATCCCTTTAGCGAACCTCAGGGTATGAGCGATATCGAGGAAGCAATTCGTTACTATTCGGCACAAGGTGTTGGAGAGGAGGTTTATTTAAGTGACGATTATGACGGGCTCGCCGGCGGCTAGTGTTCCTGGTGTTCCGCCCCCGCCGCCGCCGATCGAAGAGAAAAAGATCAGTCCCGAAGAGTCAGCAAAGTTAGCCTCTTGGGTACAGCAGTCTTACGAGAGGGCTAAGTCTAGTAGGTCTAAAATTGAGCGCCAATGGTATATGAATATGTCGTTTAATGATGGACGGCAGTATGTTCAATCTATTCCTGTCCCTGGTGCTGGCACTCCTTTTAAATTTACTACGCCTCCTGCTCCTCCCTGGCGAGTTAGGCCAGTCTTTAACAAGATTCGTCCTATTGTTCGACAGGAAATTGCTAAATTAACCAAAGAGCGACCTACTGCCTCTGTTATTCCGTCGTCAGCAGATGAGATCGATCTTATGGCGGCCCAGGCTGCCGAACAGATTTGGAATTCTCTTTACCGAGATTTAGATATTCATAGAGAGTTACGTAAGAGCGTTTGGTGGTCTACTGTTTGCGGCACTGGATACCTTAAGATTTGGTGGGACGATAACAAGATCGATAAATTGTCTAATCAAATGGGTATTATTTGTGTAAAATCAGAGACTCCTTTCCATGTCTATATTCCAAATCTTCGAGAGCCTGATATCGAGGATCAGCCTTGGGTTATCCATACTTCTGTTATTAGTGTCGAAGAGGCTACTTATCGGTATAAGGACGATCTTGATGGGCCTTTAACTGGTAATGTCTCTAGTGAAGATGATATCCTAAACTCTGCATATCTAGATTTACAGGGTACTGAGAATCGACAGAAGAACTCGGTTCTGGTTCTAGAAATGTGGATCAAACCAGGCATGACTCAAAAGTTTCCTGATGGTGGTCTTATTACAGTTGTCGGAGGTAAGGTCGTTCAGTTAGTTGATACTTGGCCTTACAACGCAGAGCGGTATCCTTTTGTCAAGTTAGATAGTATTGAGAATGGTCAATACTACGCTAGGTCGCCTATTGTCGATCTTATTCCTTTGCAGCGAGAGTACAACCGTACCCGTGCTCAGATTATTGAGGCTAAGAACCGTATGGCTAAGCCTCAACTTCTGGCCGCTGCTGGTGCTATTGACCCTTCTAAGATCACTACTGAGCCTGGTCAGATCATTGAGTATAGGTTAGGGTTTCCCCCTCCTCAGCCTTTACCGCTACAGGGGTTACCTGCTTATGTTCTGCAAGAGATTGACCGACTAAATCTAGAATTTGACGACATTTCTGGTCAGAATCAAATTTCTCGCGGTGGGGTACCTCCTGGTGTTCATGCTGCTACTGCTATCCAGTATCTCATGGAACAGGCCGATGTTAAGATTTCTGGGGCTATCTCCTCTATTGAGGAAGGTGTAGAGAAGTTAGCCTATATTGCTCTTAACTTAGTATCTCAATTCTGGACTACGCCTCGCGTTGTTCGTACTACTGGTTCTAATAGTTCTTTCGATACCATGCTATTTAAGGGCTCTGATATTCGTGACAATACGGATATTAAGGTTGAGGCTGGTAGTGCTCTGCCTACCAGCAAGGCAGCCAAACAAGCCTTTATCATGGATCTTATGAAGATGAACTTTATCCCTGCTGATGAGGGTCTTAAGTTACTCGAAGTCGGTGGAGTGGATACGCTTTACGAGGATCTCGAAATGGATGATCGTCAAATCCAGCGAGAGAATATCCGTATGCAACAGGTGTCCGCTGCTCTTATGGATGAGTACAATACTATCAGTGGAGAGTACGATCAGTGGGCCGATCCTGAGTCTGGATTACTTACCGGTCCCGATGGTAAGCCTATTCCCCCGCCAGACCTTCCTGTTCCTATCAATACTTGGGATGACCACGGTAAGCATATCGATCTTCACAACAAGTTCCGAAAGGGTCAGGCTTTCGAGGCTCTCCCTGATCACGTCAAGGAACTTTTTGATATGCACGTCCGTAGTCACGTTGCTGCTCTTATGCAGAGCACAATGCCAGGTGGCGATCAGTCTCAGTCTATGAATTCTAGTGTACCCGGCGAGGTTGCTAGTCAGAACGATGGCTCTTACGTTAACAATGTCGGTGGTGCTGGTAGTGATGGAAATAGTGCCATTGCCACCCCGCCGCCTGATATGCAGTCCCAGCAACAACCACAATAAGGAGTAAAGCATGGCTAATACTCAGTTAGGTGTGGTTCGTTCTGTTGTAGATAAGCGGCAGACCCAGGCTGGTCCTACCCCGCTTAGTACCCAACCAATTGCTACTCCGGCTAACTACGCTAGTATCTCCTCTATGCGTACTCGGCTACTTGCTATTGGTGGCGTTTATACGGCAGCGTACCTCGACACTATGACTATGAATGATATGGTTTACGCTCTGCGTCTTAACGACGATGCTGCGGGTGTCTAATGGCTAGTAAGAATCCTTTTGCTAAAACTATTGGCCCGCCTGGTAGTAAAAAATCTGGATTTCTCGGTCAAGGCATTGTGAATTCTTCTGTCACTGGAACTAATAATCCTAAGACTAGTAAAGGCAATATGTCGGACGGTGGCTCTATGCAGGCCCAGATTGACGCTATTAAGCGTCGGCTGGATACCGATGTTGCCGATGATGCTAAGGCTGACAAGCCGAAGCCCGCTGGTAAAGGTAAGAACAAGGCTATTACTAGCCCCCACGACTCTGAGGGTGGCAACATTACTTCTGACCAACGATCGAATGGTATTGGCTAATTTTAGCCAGCCTTAAACTCCTACGGCCAGGACCATGAAAGGAACAGCCGTCATGCGTACTACTTTTAAATATTCACCCCGAACTGTTCTTGGTTTCCGCAAAGACGGACGACCTATCTATATCATCGCGGGTGGATCTGAGTCGGCCCCTGAGCCGGAGGTTACTGAATCTTACAGTACCCCTGTAGCACAGGATAATCCGGCTTGGCAGCCGTTCCTCGATATTCTGCCTGATAGTCTTCATGAGACGGTCCGGCCTGTATTACAGGATTGGGACCGTAACGTGCAGTCACGTTACGAAACGATTCAGCAGGAATATGCTCCCTACCAGCAGTTCCGGGAGCAAAATATTGACCCCGAGGAACTTGCCTACTCACATCAAGTTGTGCAAGCACTTAATGAGAATCCTGCCGAAGTTATTCGTACTATGGCAGAATTTTTTGGTATTGAGTTAACTCCTCAGCAACAAGCCCAAGCGCAGGCAGTAGCCGCACAAACCCCTGTAGATACTGAGTCTTTAGAGGTTGATCCTCGTATTGCTCAGTTAGAGCAGGGATTCCAAACCTTAGCGGCTATGGCTTTAGAGCAAAGGTCCCAGGCTGAGGTCAGGCAAGCAGATATCCAACTCGAAACCACTCTTAACGAACTTAGGCAGCAACACGGCGACTTTGATGAGAAAGTCGTTTTAAGTTATATGCTGTCGGGACAGACTGCTGAGCAGGCTGTTGCAGCCTATAAGAACTTAGAGAGTCACATCCTCTCTGGCGCTAATAGGCCTCCGGCTCCTAGGGTTATGGGTGGTGGTGGTGGTATCGTTAACGATAAGGTCAATCCTGCGGCAATGTCGGATGCAGAGCGTCGGGCTCTAGTAACCAACATGCTTATGAATTCTAACAATACTTAGGAGTTGTTGTGCCCGCTACTATGACTACGGTTTCCTCGATCCTCAAAGAGGTTTATGAGGGGACTACCCGAGAGCAGTTAAACAACGATGTGACGGCTCTCCGTCGTATCGAGAAGACGTCCGAGGGTGTTACTTCTGAGGTCGGCGGTAAGTACGTTACTTTCCCGATCCACACGAAGCGTAATCCGGGTATTGGTGCCCGTGCTGAGGGTGAGGTTCTGCCCACCGCCGGTAACCAGAGTCTTAACGCTGCTCGTGTTTCTCTTAAGTACCTCTACGGTGCCGTTCGTTTAACTGGTCAAACCTTTGAGTTAGCCAATAGCAACTTCCAGGCTTTTGCGTCCGCTCTTGATACTGAGATGACCGGTCTTCGTAATGACTTAGCCAAGGACCTTAACCGTCAGGTTTTCGGTACTGCTAACTCGGTTCTTGCTACGGCTACTGCTGTCGGTACCGGTTCTGCCGGTAATAACCCGTTTAACGTTCTCGCTGTTTCGGGTGCACAGTATATTGAGGTTGGCGCTATCGTGGATGTTTATGACACCACGCAGGCCACCCTTAAGGCTTCTGCCCGTACCATTGTCAGCGTTAACCAAACTACAGGTGCTATTGTCTTTGATGGTGCTTCGCAGTCTACGGTTGCTGGCGACGTTATGGTTCGTTCCGGTAACGGTAACCTTGGTGTTGGCGGTACCGGTGCTGCCGGTCAGCGTGAGATTACTGGCTTTGGTGCTATTGTCAATAACACCACCCTTTACAACATTAACCCTGCTTCTGAGCCGAAGTGGCAAGGTGTTGTTTCCTCTAACAGCGGTACTAACCGTTCACTGTCTGAGGGTCTTATGATTCAGCAGGTTGACGCCGTGCGTAACAATGGCGGCAAGGTTTCGGTGGTTTTCACTAACCTTGGTGTCCGTCGTGCTTACTTTAACCTTCTGACTCAGCAGCGTCGATTCTCCAACACGATGGAGTTTGACGGTGGTTTCACTGGTCTTGCATTTACTACTGACCAGGGTGACCTTCCTGTTGTTGTCGATGTGGACTGCCAGTACAACACGATGTACTTCCTTGATGAGAAGAACATTAAGGTTTACCGTGCTAATGATTGGGAGTTCATGAACCGCGACGGTTCTAACTGGCAGCGTGTGGTTTCTGGCGGTAACGTCGATGCTTACGATGCTACGTTATACTCGTACCAGGAGATTGGTACTCACCGTCGCAACGGCCACGCTATCCTTAAGGATATCACTGAGGGTTAGTCCTAACATGGGTGGCCCTTCGGGGCCACCCATGCCCAAGATAAGGAGGATACGTGGCAACCACTAGTGACTATTTTTTAGCATGGCTTCGTGCTCAATTAGGTGTTTCTGCAGGATCTATTGATGACTTACTCAGTCTGTTTCTGTCAGATCCTAAGTACGCTGCCAAAGATTTATCTGACTTAGTAACTGGACAAGAGTCTATTCCTAGGCTCATTGCTAGTGGCTCTAGTTCCCCTGTATCTGGTACTTTACGTCTTACTTACTTTACTGCACGTAAGACTGAAACTATTAATAACGTTCGGACACAAACTGGTTCTACTGCGGCAGCCACTACTACGTTAGCGCGTATTGGGTTATATAGTGTAACAATTGATGAAACTGGCGGTACTCTATTAGCCAGTACCGCTAATGATGTCAATCTGTGGAACGCTGCTAACACTGGATATACTAAAGCATTTACAGCACCCATTGGTGTAAATGCTGGGCAGAGGTACGCTTTAGGTATGTTGTTTGTTGGGACGACTCCTCCTACTATTATTGGTAGCGGATCAAACCAGGGCCTTACTGCTGAGGCTGCCCAAGCCCCTAGGCTTACATCGGCCATGACAGGGCAGGCTGACTTACCGGGAACCCTTAGCGGATTATCTTCATCTGGCATGGCTCTATATGGGGTCATCACTCCATAAGGATATATTATGCATGACATTGCCGTACCAACTGACAGCGGTCATTGGGTCAGTGAGTCACATATGCGTATTGCAGAAATTATTAGAGATTACGATCCTTCTCTGAGTCTTGTATGGATTCCTGTGGACCAACGTTCGGAGGAGGATCGTGGGCGAGAGTTTGCTGTTGTGCATAGTCCGCCTGATGGCCCTACTTACACGGTATTTCATTGCCCCGCTAGTGAAGTAGATCATAGGCTCCTCGCTCGTTTGTTTAATGGCGATATGGCTAAAAATAACGTACTCAACTGGCTCGACAGCATCGAAGAAGCAAAGGCTATCATCAAAGCAAAGCAAGATATGGAACTGGCGGAAGAGCGTCAAGAACTAGTCAAGTCTATTATTAAATCTCCGAAATCTGTTTACAAACATAACGGAGTCCAATACCGATGAACGTACAAGATATCATGACCCGAGTGAAGCGTACCTTTGGTGATGAAGCCGGTGTGCAGATTACGGATGCAGATATCTTCCGGTGGATTAACGATGCACAGCGAGAGATTGCTGTACAAAACGATGCTCTCCAAACAAAAGGTACTCAGACTTCTGTAGCAGGTCAACAAGCATACACCCTGCCTACCGATTTATTAACTTTACAGTCTATCTGGTTTGCTGGTTTCCTCGTTGATCCTAAATCCTGGCAACAGGCTGAGGAAGATATCATTGCCTTAGGTTCCCCTAATGTGTTGCAGCAAGGACAGCCTACTTTCTACTGGACGTGGGCTGGACAGATTAATTTCTATCCTGTTCCCGCTGATTCTGTGTCTACTATCACTATCTTCTATAACCGCGCTCCTGTCCAAGTAACTTCTAGTATCGATAACTTAGACTTAGGTATTACTTACCACAACGCTATTTTACAGTACGTGTTACAGCAGGCTTATGAGTTAGATGAGGATTGGACTGCTTCTACCACGAAGCAAGCCCAATTCGAGAATAGTCTTAAGGATCTTTCTGAGAATGAGACTTGGAATGGTCGGAGGAGTTATCCTGTTATTACTGTACTCCCTGAGGATCAACTAATCGAGGGGTACTATGCCGGGTAATCCTGTCCGATTCGGACCATTTACTTTGGGCCTCAATAGGCTTAGTGATCCCGCTGCCATTGAGGATACTGAGTTAGTAGAGGCTCTAAACTTCGAGTTAGACTTAGACGGCTCCCTAGTTTCTAGGCCCCCTGTAGCCAATGCTGGCACTAATGCTTCATTTGATTCTAGATTACTTGTTATCGGTCTAGGTATTTTTAACGGTGTTCCTTACGTCCTAGGGTCTACTGCTAATGCGTTATGGTACTACGCTAGTGGTACTTGGACTCAGATTACTACTGGGCTAACTAGTTACACAGCAATTCAGTGGAAAGATAATATTTGGTTCATTTCTGCCCCAGGATCTAGTAAGCAAAGTGGCTATTGGAACCCTTCCGCCCCTACTACCTATAACGAAGTAACGGGTATGCCTTACGGCTATACTGCCGTAGTTCATAAAAACCGTATGTTCGTAAGTTCCGGTATCTTAGCATTAAGTTCTACCGGTGCCCGTGTTGACGTATCTAGCCCTAGCAATCCTAACGGCTGGGTAGGTAATGGTGGAACCGGAGCAACTCAGTTTGATGTTAATGCCGGTGATGGGCAATCTATCAGTCGATTAGTAGTCTTTAATGACAATATCATGATCTTTAAGCAAGAGAGTACATATTTCTTCGCTTACGACACCGATCCGAGTTTAGGTCAGATTCGAAAAGTCTCTAATGTTATCGGAGCAGCCAATAAGTTCTGTGTTGGAGACTATGAGAACAACTTGTACGTGTTCCATCAGAACAACGTATACGAAGTGGTTAACACTGATTTCTCTCGTATGAATCTACGTGTACCCTTCGAGTTAGATGGTACTGGCGGTACTTACGACCAACCTGTGTTTCTCTCCGTTGTAGATGAGCGACTCCTTATCAGGTACTATAACTACATTTATGTATTTAACCTCCGTACCCGCACATGGACTCGGTGGACTAGCACCCGTTATTTTGGCCCATTACAAGTGATTCCAAAGGATCTAACTGGCGATGCTCAGAATACGTTTATTGCTGGTTCGTGCTTGGTTGGCAACAAGTCTTGGCACACTATTTTCCCTGCGTACACCAACACGGCTGTAGAGACGTTCACCTGTACTGCTAAGACTAAGAATTTTGATATGGCCGTTGGACATAAGTTTAAGAGGATGTATTGGTGGGGTGCTGACGTCGCTTCTGTCAACAGCATCACTGGTTCTCTTACCCCTGTAGTGTACTCTTTCGCTGCTACATGGGGAGATTTATCTACTACTCCTTGGGGATCTTTAACTACATGGGGACAACCTCTTGCGACTCCGAGTGTTATCTCTACGGCTGTCGCAACACTCTCTGCTGCGAGACGTCGATTTATTAAGTTTCCCAAGGCTCTGCGATTCCGGCAAGTAAACTTCCAAGTAGACCTAACAACTGATGGATCTCTCAGTACAGGACCGGTAAGGTTATTTACCATTACTGGTCTTATGGCTGAGAAGGAAACTGTCACTCAGCAGGTGAGTTAATTGGCTGGACAATATAATCCTTACGCGGCCGGAAGCAAGACTTACGGTAGCGGACGACCAATGCCTACTGTCGGACCTGTTGATCCTATCGGTTATAAGAACCGAGACGCATTACAGAAACGACAAAACGTAGTAGACAGAAATGCTGTCTTGCGAAGGATGAAGAAAAATCAGCAAGGCAACTATTTCCCTACTGATGCACAGAATGGGGTTTAAGTGACTCTCCTTAAAGAAGGTGGAAACTCTACTAACACTACGGGTGGGTATGGTTCTCCCTCTACCGGAAGTACTGTTCCTGTCGTAAAGCCTAAGCCTGTTCCTAAGCCGGTAGGCTCTAATTCCTGGAATGTGAAAGTCGCCCCTAAGCCTCCGCATAGTAATAATAATCCCGCAGGGGCTAGCGGCAGTATTGGCGGCGCTGCCCAGCCGCCTGCTAGAGAAGCACCTGGACCTGTTGCTTCCCACATTAGCCAACAAGATTGGATGGCTAGTAACCCGGATTATCAGCACGCTTTAGCGGATTTAAATAGGAACCTCAGTACCGCTAAAACTAATACTACTGCCGGTATTTCCGACTACAACCAGCAATTACAGAATCAGATTCAGGATGCTGAAACTCAGCGACAGCAGCAATTAGCGTCTATGCTTGCTGACTATTCTAGTCGAGGTATGGATACTTCTACCGGCTACCAAACGGCTGTGGATCAGTATAATACCCAGCAGAATAGCCAGGAGGATGTTATTAGGCAGGCTATTGCTCAGCGTATTGCTGCGCTTAACCAAGGTCTTACGGATTCTCAGAATCAGTATTCCTCTGGTTTAACTAGTGCTCAGGATGCAGCGGCCAAGGCATATCAGGCTGCGTTAGCGGCTGGATTAATCTAATGGGAGTCGTACTCCCTAGCCCTGGTGGGCAGCAAATGCTGCCCTATACTGTTCCTAGGTCTAGTAGCCAGGAGTTAAGTCCGCTGGATCGATTAATTGGTGTACCTACATCTGGTCCTAATCCTTTTGCCGGTATGGTTGGGTATACTCCTGCGCCCGCTAGGGCACACGTCCAGGGGCCTGCCACTAACGGTGATTTTAATTTTGCTCAGGATATGTACGATAGGTTCAGTGGTGGTCAGGCCCCGGTATTAGGGCCAGAGCCTGCTATTAGTAAGCCTCAGCAAGACTTCCTAGATATGCTGATGCAACAACTGTTGCATCCTGCTAGTTCTGCGTCTGTCCTAAATTCTGCTATGTCCAGCATTAATCAGATGTATGCCCCGCAGTTGTCCGCTCTTGATAAATTAGTTGCTCAGAAAAAGAGCACGGAATCTGGCAACGAAGTCAAGTTGAAAGATATGTATAACCAGTTAGTTGCTAATACTAAGTCAACAGGTAAAGAGGCTAGCAGGCATTACGATGATTTAATGGGTAAGCAGTCCGCAAGTACCCAGGCTGAGCGTAATGCCATTACTCAGCGGTACAACCAGCAAATTGCTGATATGACCAAGCAGATGACTGATAGTGGTTTTGCTAATCTGATTCCTGTACGTACGCAGAAGATACAAGAGCAGATGGACCGTGAGTTGGCTAATATTAATACTCAGGGTGACATTGCTCAGAACCAGTCTAGAGGGCTACAGGGGAGTCAGAATAACTGGTATAACTCCGCTGCTGATATTCACAGCGGCGAGGGGACTAATGCTATCTCTGCTAGTATGTCTCAGTTGCAAAATATCCTAAATAAGTTAGATATGCAGCGTGCAAACATTCTTAGTAGTAAGGCTAAGGATGTTTATAATGCTAAGCAATCCGCTGCCGCTGCTGCACAACCTAATATGGATGCTATTCTTAAGATTTATCAATTACAGCAAGATGCTAAGAATTCTAAGAATGCTGCTGCTGCTAAGGCAGCACAGCAGAAGATTGATAATATCTTTAAGATGTTCCAGTTAGGCAAGGGTAGCATCAATGGCACGACCGGTCAAAGCACGTTCGATCAGTCCTTAATGGATAGATTACAAGCAGCACTATCGGCGTAAGGAGTTGGAACCAAGTGGCTAATGATCTGTATGCAGCATATCTCAGGTCAAAAGCCTCCGACTCTTTAGGAGAAGTTGCGTCTAGTCCAACCAGTGATTTAGCGGCTGCACTTGCTAGGGCTGATGCTGTTTCGACTAACGCAACTAAACCCATAGACGGCGGTCAGACGCTCTCGCCTATTCAGCGTCTGACCGCCCTATTGGGCATCGGAGGCACATTAACTTCCAGCATTGCTAAGGGCGTAGAGGAAAATATTGCCGAAGCACAGCATGGAACGTGGGACCCCTTAGACTTACTTCGATCCTTTGGTAGCGGTTATCAAGGTATCGGTACCGCATTAAGTCAAGCATTATTCGATCAAAATGCTAATACGCACGTTACCGACTGGACCGATGTAATCAAGGGTGGGGAGCAACTGGCATCCGGTAAGAATCTGGATGCTGCTGGTTTTAATGATGCAGTAGCAAAAGCGCCTACCAGTCTCCCTGAGGCTATCGGTGGTACTGTTGCTAATATTTTCCTTGACCCCTTAACTTATGTTGGCCCAGGTGCTCTTAAGGGACTAATTAAGGGTGGTGAGGTTGCTGCTAAGGCAGCCGAAGCCGGCGGTGATATTACTAAAGCACTCGGTGTCGGCGAAGATGCCTTAGGTACTCTTAAAAATGCCAGGCCGCACGGTGGGAGTAATCGTCTTGCTATCGGCGCTACCCCTGAGGGAGTTGCTAATGATGGTACAGGACAGTTATTGTTACCAGGCACGCGAGTCCCGTCCGTCACTCCTGAGGCTAAATTATCAGTTCCCGGCGATGCTGGTGAAATTCCGGCCGGAGACTATCAGTTACCTAATCAGTTAAATTTCCCGGGTATGACTGGTCGCCAAACTCGACCGCGGCCGTCTCAACAACAGGGTACTCTTTTTGGTTCTGCTGATATGCGAGCGGAACCCCCTGTAGCCCCTCAATTACCTGTGGATTTAGGGTTCATCGATCAACAAGCGTTATTTAACTTTAATCCTAATCCTAAGGTTCAGGGTGTTGTTCCTAATATTGCAGCCTATCCGCCAAAGTTAAAGCCTGGTGCAATTGATATTAATAGTCTCCAAGCGGCGCGGGAGGCTCACCCGGTCAGTCCGGGGAGCGTGGCCCCTGAGAGCCTTGTAGCGTCCCAGGAGGCCGCCTCTGGCGCCTCACTGGTGCAGGGTGGCGGCGTGGCCGCGCCTGAGCCGATCGTGGCTCCTACCCCCGTTCCTGCCCCTCCTGCGGGGGGTGCCGACAAGGGCGCACTCGGGGCTTATACTAATCATATTATCCGTAACGTCATTGGTACCAAAGATATTAAGCCTACCGACAATCTTATCGGTGAACTTGCCGGAAAGCCTATCGATGTGCCTGTTCTTGATGTTGCAAAAATGCTTAACACTGGTAAAATTCCTAAACATCTTGAGGGTGTCAAGTTTACTGATGCTAACGGAGTTGGATACTCGGTTAATAAGTTGGTAAAGGGCCGACCTAAATATGTTCCTCCGGTGGCTGAAAAGAGTGTGGAAGCACCCGCTGCTAGCGATATTCCGAAGGTACTGACTCCTGAGGCTAAATCCGCCGCTGAGTTGCTAGCAACCCCGGTAGTTAAGCCCGCTGAACAAGTAGTGGCAGAAGCCGCTGCCGGTAGTTCTGAGGCTACTAAGGCTATTGCCGATGTGGCACCTAATGTGGCTACAGGGGGCAAGGCTACTGGTCAAGAAGTTCGTACTGTTAAAGATATTGTTGATAGTCACGTCAATGCCGAGCATCCTCGGGGCGGCTACGACTATACTAGCGGTAAGCAAGTTCGTAACCCCAAGATTCCCTATAAGTTTAACCCTAACGACCAGACTAAGGTGTTCCGTAAGGTTATTGATTTAGCCTATCGGCAATCTGTGCGTAAGGTTAGCGACGGTACCAAGGCAGTAGATAAAACTATTGCGGCTACTAAAGCCTGGGATATGCTTAAGGCTGCTGAGGTTAGGGCGGCCGAGTTGGGTCACCCGCCTATGTCTTTCAGCAATGTCAAGCATTTCCCGTTTAAGTTAAGTGACATGATCCAGGCTATCGCCAAGGACCGTGGTACTACTCCTGAGCAATTTATTTTTGACTTTAAGGCCGGTAAGAGTTACGCCGTAGATGCCATGAATGTGGTTAATCCTCGAAATGGTTCTACTAATGATGCTCTTATCAAACTCGCAGATATGTACCCCAGCATCAAGCCCCTTATTCAGAATGGTATTGCGGCCCAAAGCACACTAGTCGCTAGTGAGGCTGGTAAAGTAGCCCCTGTAGCCGAACAAGCGGTTAAAGTGGCTGAGGATGCTGCTGGTAATACACCTATTGGGGATGCTGCTGTAGCCAAGAGCGCACCTAAATTGCTAAGTGATATTGTTCACGCAGTATCTCCTGATGCAAGTGTTCCTGTTCAGCAGTCTGTTACAGACTTACTTAGTGCTGTTGTCCATAACGGTCAGAAGCCTATTGACCCTGTTGCCGTATCTGTAGAGCGTAATGCTGCTGCTAATATGCGAGCACTTGTTACTGCTAAAATTGATGTTGCTACTGGTCGTAGTGTTGCTGCTGAGGCACAAAAGGCTACTAATGTAACTGAGCATCTTGACCGTATGGTTGCTGTTGAGGGTAATTCAGTAAAAGATACCATCGGCGCTATGAGTGCTGATGAGGCTATGGGTAATACTTACCGTGCTAGCGGACTTCTTGATACTATCCTTAACGGCGTTGTAGAGTCTCGCCAGATGCCGACCGTATATCATCAGTTAAAGGGTGCATTAGCCTCTGCTATCTTTGTGGCTGAGCACCGTAATATTATGTACAACGCTATGTCTAGTAAATTTACTCCTGAGCAGATCGTGGCTGGTTTTAAGCAGCATTTTGGATTAGCGGTCGAGTCACCTGATGAGGCTGTTAGTGCTGCTGCCAAATTCTTCAATAATCGCTATAGTTCACTGTTCGGTAACAGGAATTTTACCCAACACCTTCACCAAGGTAATACTGTAGTCGCTCGGACTGGTATTACAATGGAGACAATGAATAAATTCTTAAAACAAGTTGGGTCAGATTTTCAGTTCCAGAACGCTAAAGCAGTCACAGTTGCTCCGGGTGTCATTAGAGATTACTCTAAGGGTATTGACTGGTTACACTCTATCGAGGCAGCCTCTACTAAAGATCCTCTCGATCTTATGAATAAGTTAGAAAATGCTGCACAGCGGGCCGTGAGTGAGAAAATCTTATTCGATCACTTAGGTCAGCAATTCGGTAGAACAGGAACTTCGGCTACACACACAGTTGGCTTGGCTAATCATCCCGAGTTTGCTGGTTTAAAATTCGAACCTAGCATCGCCAAAGAACTCGATCATATGATGACCATGCTTAAAACTCCTCCGAAGCATACCCCTCAGTTACTTAAATACTATGATGATATCCTCAATCTGTGGAAAACTAGTGCAACCATCTACAATCCGTCTCACCACGCTAACAACTTGATGGGTGATACTTTCTTTGCATGGCTCGCTGGTGTACCTGTCCATTACTTTGCTAAGGGTCTTAAAGTTATGCAGGCCCACCCCGGCATGTATAAAGACCTTAAGACTGAGCAAGGTATTAACACTTTTATGAACAGGTTGCTACAGGGGGATACTACTGCTGGTAGGTTAGCGGCTGGTGCTAAAGAAAGTAACGATACCGCTATTCGGGTAATTAGCCGAGGTAAGGCTGCTAAGCAGATTGATATTAGTAGCCACGATATCCTCAACGCTATGAATGAGCGCGGCGCATTACCTGGATTCCGTACCGCCGAAGATCTTAACAATACGGGTACGGCTGTTCAGTCGCTCACTAAGTTAAAGCCTCTCGGTGGGTATGTTGGTAATGCTGCAAAGCACCTATCGGCCGGTCGAGAGCACTATGTTCGCATTAGTCACTTCATGTACAAGACACAAAAATACATGAAGTCGGCTCCTGCCACGCTGGGTACGCACGAGCAGTTAGCGTGGGCTTTTGATAAGGCTGCTGCTGATGTTCGTAAGTGGCACCCGGCCGGCGATGGTATGACTCAGTTTGAGAAGCAGTATTTCCGTAGAGTCATCCCGTTCTACTCTTGGACTCGTAAGGCTATTCCCTTACTTGTTGAGTCTATGGCTACACACCCCGGTAAGTTAGTAGTTCCTCAGAAGATTATGTACGGTGTCGCACAGGCTCAGGGTATTAATGGTCCTAGTATCGCTAATCCGTTCCCAACGGATAAATTATACCCGGCCTGGATGCACGCATTACCGTTTGGCCCAGCAGCCACTTATGGTGTTGGACCTACTAGTAATGGTATTCCTGGGTTACAAGGTACTAACCCTATGGGTGGCTTAATCAGCATGGAATTTGGCGGATTACCCTTCCAGGGTCTCGGTGCTCAATACCTGAATGATCCGCTTCGTGGTATTTTAGGTAGTATGTCTCCATTACTGCGTATCCCTGCGGAATGGGGTACCCAACATGAGATGCAAACAGGTGCTCCCATTGTCGATAGCGGCGAATGGGCACAAAAGCAAATTCCCATGCTTGGTACTGCTATGCGATTGAGTAATATCAATCCATTAGGTTCCATTAGTGGTGATCCGCTTACACAAAAAGGCCAGAAAGACGGTGCTGGTAACCCTCTAGGGTTATTTAACTGGCTAACTGGTACTGGTGCTCTAGATAGCAGCCGACCTAGTTATCAAAAATCAGCACTTGGTGAATTAACCAAGCGCCTTAGGCAAGCAAACGGAGGCTGATATGGGAGTTGTAGTTCAGACTGTCCGGCCTTTAGTTGATTACTTAGGCGGTCAGAGCCCTACTGCTGGCGTTAGTAATGAATTTCAGACTATTATCAATAAGCAGAATGTTATCAAGCAGAACGCTATTCAGAGTCGATTAGATACTATCATGAAACAGCGTCAAGCGGCAGCGGACGCTGCTGCCGCACAAAGGTATAGTCAACAGCGTACGGCACAGTCAAATGCTATTTCCTCTAGAGGCTATGTTGGTCCGGGGCAAGTGGGTACCGATAATGGTCAAGGTATCCACTATACTCCGGGAGAAACTGCCGGTGGAAATATTGGTATTTGGGGTGATCCTAGATCCCCTGGTTGGCAATCCCATAACCTAGTCACCTTTAGGTCAGGTAGGATTAGTGTTACGGTAAACCGCCAGGCTGCTACCGCCTTTAGAGGCTTTCTTAACGCACTTACTAGGGGTGGATACCACCTAAATTCTGTGCAAGGCTACAACCTGCGTAACAAGCGTATGGGTAATGGCCTTTCTGAGCACGCTTTCGGTACTGCTATCGACATTAACCCAGGACAAAATCCTAATAGTGGTTCCTCACGATTAGTTACTAACATGCCCACTTGGGTAGGTGCCTTAGCCGCCAGGTACGGTCTTATCTGGGGCGGTACCTGGAACAAATCTAAAGATGCTATGCACTTTGAGTATGTTGCCCCTTCTCGACGAGGACGGTTATGAAAAGCAAATTCCTTGATATCTTAGAGCGTGTCATCTGGACAGCAATACAGGTTGTGACTGCTGGCGGTATCGTTACATTCTTTAATTTAGACCTTAAATGGGCTGCCCCTATCGCTGTGGGCATTGCTATTATCAAGAATGTTATCGCTTCTCAGTTCGGTAATGGCACAGCATCCACGTTGCCTATTAGTGTCGAGCCGCTTCCTCCTACTATCTCTAGTGACGGACTCGCGGCCGTAGTTACTTCTTTACCTGAGGGGACTACTAATGACGCAACCACTTCCTGAATTAGAGTTTCCTGAGGAAGATACTGGGCAGGATGATGGTATCGATCCTATCGCTACTGACCAGGACGATCCCGCATTTGATCCAGGTGAAGAGTAATGGGATATCCTACTCCTACTCCTGCACAGATCGAAGCAGCATTTAAGTCGCATGGAGTGAACTATGTACTGGTTCCGCTTAAGGCTAAGTCAGAAGGTCGTCCTTGGTCGCAAGGTCTTAGGGCGATTATTGACCACCACACGGCAGGAACCAACAGCCTCGGATATCTCGAAAATTCTGGAGGGTCATACCCGTACGTTAACTCACTCATTGACAAGCAAGGAGTAGTTCACGTACTTAGTCGCTTATCTTGCTGGGGTACTGGTAAAGGTGGGCCTTGGGTTGGCGTAGCCGCTGCTGATAGTCTACATCTTGTGGGTTGGTCTACTGAGGTAGAATCTATGGGACAAGTTCCTGACTTTACTCCTCAGCAGTTAGAGTCTCTCGGTCGTCAGAATGCCGCGTTACTTTCGCTCGGCATCCCGGCCGCTAATGAGATTAACCACAAGGGATGGGCTAGTTGTGTTGCTGGGCATCCCGTCGATGTTGCGGGCCGGAAGCACGATACGCTTTACCACATCGAGGTATTGAGGGCCAATACTCTTAAATATGTGCATCACAAGCCTCCCCCTGTAGCGCCTCCACACTATGCTTACCGTCAAGGTAAGAAAGTTTATTCCAACAAGATGCACGCTGGTCAATCTAATTCTGATTCAGTTTGGAATCTTTGCTTAGCACTTTATGCCAAACACTATTACACTGGGGTCGTCGTTGACGACTATACTTCGGCAGTTGTAGCCGCCTGTAGCAAATTCCAGCACGCCCAAGGGTGGACTGGTAAGGATGCTGATGGTATCGCTGGGCCGGAAACAGTTAAGCGTCTAGGATTACAGTGGGTACAAGTCTAGTCGCTTACACTACTCCTGATCTAGTCAAAGAGATTAGTGACATTGGCGCTGTTGTCCTTGCTGCTACTGCGGTGCTTAGTTTAATTTGGATGATTGCCAAGATCGCTGTATATCTGGATCGTCGCCGTACTGATCAGTTTGCCCGCAGAGTCATAGAAGTTATCCAACCTGCTATTGATCGTTTATACGATCATATTGACCAGCGTACTACTCCTATCCAACCTGGTGAGAATGGTGGAGAATCTTTAGCAGATATCCATAAACGCCTTGATCCGATTGAGGCTAAATTAGGTCTGAAAGAAAGACGCGATCCTCACCACCAAAGTTTGCCAGATTTAATGGAACTACCAGACTTAGATTAAATAAAAATACCCCCTAGAGCCTAGGCTCTAGGGGGTATTTTTATTGTCTCTCTAGGAAGTGCCCACTACACAGGGCATCGCCGCCCTGAATAGTAACTGCTTCTTCTCTGTAATCCCCTGCTAAGCAGGGTCCACAGTAAATAACTTGTTCTAGGTGAACTACAGGGGGATCGACGTACCTAGGATGATCGTTCATAGTAAGTCCATTAGATTGATGATTTTATTCTGAACTAGATAGTAGATACCGTGGTTGTAAGCATCATCCTTATGGGACTCAGCATGATTCTTATTAGCCTTAACGCCTGACCACTTTTCAGCGACTGACTTGATGTTCGGATTTTGATCTACCGGAGTCACACCCCAAGTAAAGCAAGCAGCCTTGATTAAGCCAATAGCCTGAACAGTCTCTAATTGAGAGCCTGATTGTTGGGCAGCCTTCCAAGCGAACAACTTAAAATTTTCAAAGATGACTACCTCAGGTGGCGGTGTAATCTTACTTAAAAAGGCGTGAAGACTCTCCAAACCTTTGATCTGTCCTACCGCCGTGCAATCACCAGTGTCATCGAATGTTGCCCAACCAGAAGTATGCCCAGGATCAAGTGCCAGGTAGTGATTACGATTTGGCACTAGGCTTCCTAAGCAGGAGTCCGTATACAAATAACGTGACTGCTACACAGGCAAGACCAAATGACCAACTACTCATCCAACTATACTTATAGTACACCTGGTCAATCTTACAAGGAACACCTACCCAGGCGCCGGTAGTAGCCTTTAGTTGCAGAAGTAGTGACATTAACGCGAATAGCGTCCCTACAAAGAAACTACCTCTAGCAATCCTAGTCATTACAGATCAACTCGTGAGTACGCGTCTTCTAGCCTGTTAGTGATTAGACGAATCCTATCAGCATAGCCCATAATATTGGAAGCCATAGCACTATCCATGATATGCTCTCCTACCGGCACATTAGGCTCATCATTACCACCAGGACGCAGTACCTTGTAGATAACACCAACGAGAGAACTAGAGATATCACTAAGACGGTTAATTTGAGAGTCTAATTCATCTTCCGCTACGCTCAGGGAAGTAGAACTAATCTTTTTTGCGATAGCAGCATCCATGATATTACTCATTTGGAACCCCATTCGTGGATATCGACTGCAAACCTTACTCCGAATTCAGGCAAGTCAGTCATGATTTTTTGGATGCGCGGTAGGTAGTCCATAAGCACATCCTCCCGAATTTCAAATACTACGCTATCGTGTACCTGTAGAAGCATACGGCATTCTTCGTCATGGTCAACCTCAGTTCGTAACCGATTCATGACCATTTTAACTACGTCCGCAGCCCCACCCTGAATTACTGAGTTAAAGGCTTTGTGTGCATCGCCACGTCGATCCTCAAAGTGCCGGTATCGACCGGACCATAGTCTGATTGATCCAACGGCCTTACATTTATTCGCAGCCAACTCCGTGATTTTTCGAAACCCTGGATATGTACTATAGAAGTTTTGGCGGATAGCAGCCGCTCGCTCAGGGGTGACTCGGAAGACATTGGATATTCGGGTAACACCACCACCATATTGGATGGTATAAGTGAGTGTCTTGGTGTCCTGTCTAGACATTCCAATGCCCTGAGACATTTCTGTAAAAATATCTCGTCCTTGCTCAAAGACTTCGAGTAGTCCTCTTTCCTGGGCATAGGCGGCAGCGAGTCGTAACTCAAGTTGAGAGAAGTCTGCTTCGTAAAGTTTGTAACCTGGGGCTGGTACGAAAGCAGCCTTAAGGTTACCATTCCAATCGTTAGTGGACTCTCGGGGGATCTGCTGGAGATTAGGTTCCTCGCAACTAAGTCTTCCAGTTTTTGTACCGTGAAGTTTATAGTTACACCGGAGTCGTTCATCTGGACTCCTATATTTCATGTAAGCCTGATAGTTACTGCTGAGTGTTTTCTGCCATCCGCGGTAAGTGAAGATTTCCTTCGCTAAATAGTTATCTTCACGGCTTAGCATATCATCGTACTCTTGCATAGCCTCCTTGTTAAAGGATACCCGCCCAGCCTTAGTACGCTTTACTACAGGAAGGCCCAACTCATTAATCAGCATTTTTTCGAGTTCTACAGGGGAGCCTGGGTTACGGCCGAGGCGTTCGACGATTTCGGTCTTAATTTTACTACCGCGCATCCACTCCGTGATGATTACTTTCTCATCGATCGCAATGCCACGAGACTCCATCAGGATAATAGTCTCCATAAAGGGCTTCTCGTACTTAATCCAATACTCTTCGATACCCTCAGCGATAAACTTTGGAAGAAGGTACTCAAAGAGACGTAAGTGTAGTTCGGCATCATAGACGGAGTAGTCGAACATCACCGCGGCCGGAATACCTGCCCAACCACACTCAGCCTTAATCGCAAGGAAGTCCTCACTAGTACGTTTGCCTTCATCGTTGAGGTATTTTTTAGTGAGAGCATCTAGTGAGTAGTTAAACTCGTTCTCATTCAGAAGATGAGCCATAAGCATGGTGCAATAGAACATATTAGTAACCTTGATACCGAGCGTACTAAGAGAGACGATATCGAACTTCATATTATGCGCCACTAGGCATGGATGCCCCTGTAGCAAGTCTCTTACCCGGGCTAAACGCGCTTCTGACCAATTATAGTCTTCATGGCGAAAGGGCATATAGGCGGCAAATAGCACGCCATCAGTACCCCTAAAGGCCATCGAGATACCCATACACTGACCACGAGTATCCCGTACTTCTTCGCCATTGGCCTCAGTATCTACTGCAAGGATAGGAGCCTTACTAGCATACGTAATAAACTGGTCGAACTCTTGATCGCTAGAAGCCAAGGAAAGAATTACCTTCCCCGGTTGATGCGTCATCATTACCATTACTATCGTCACCCCCTCCGAGATTGGCTACCATCGCTTTAAGATCCTCTGGTGAAACATCTGACTGCTCAATCTTCTCGAATGTCAGATGCTCTGATCGAGAGATTTTAAACGCGAACGGCGGGGCAAGACGAATCTTAAGCCCTGTAACTTCGATTCCTTTAGCAGTCGGCCAAAGGTTAACGATCGCCGTGGGCTGGCTAGTAATAATATACGAACCAAACACATCTGAGAGTTTGTTGGGCTTTTTGTTGTTAGTTTGTGCCTTACGGTTGTGGTGGATGAACCAAACAAACATGTCGTGCTGGTTCCGCAACTTGTTGACGAACATAAAGATTGCTTTAGTCGCAACTTCTGACGCGAGTTCATCTTCCGTTGTAACCGAGAGGGAGTCAAATACGATACCGTCAGGGGCGTGTTCATCGATAAACCTCTGAATCTTAGTTTGTTCGCCTGGCGATGCAAGTAGTAATGCCTCACCCAATGGCAGCCAGATAAAATTCTCGTTAAGTTTAACTCGTTCCTCAGGCGTCAGCACTTCATCCATCAGTGTTAGGAAATATTTAAGTTCAGCATGACCCATTTCGAGACTAAAGAAAGCCATCTTGTAGCACTTGTCGATTTTCCAGCCAAGAAAATCTTTGCCAAGCGCCATGTGAATAGCGAACTGTAGGGTTAACTGAGACTTACCAGTACCAGCCGGTCCCGAAAGAAGTACCGAACCACCACGCTGTAGAAATCCTGGTAAGATCCATTCCACAGTAATGTCTGAGTCAAGAAAATCCTGGTAGTGATAAACGGGAAATTCGTCAATAATGATTTCTTGGGGGTCAAGCGGAAACTTAAGACGCGCCCTGTTAATAATATCGAGCAGACGCCGTTTACGGTCACTACGCTTAACGAACTTCTTCCAGCGTTGATCGGCATTGTCAAGAATACTAAATGCTTCTTCATCCGACATACCCATTTCTGCGCAGTAGTAGCCGAGACGCATCATTGCCGACGAACGAGAACCAGTCGGAATTTCCTTCTTACGGAAGAAGGCAAATGCTTCTTGGTCCCATACGAATTTAGCAATAACATCAAGTGCATCAGGGACAGACCCTAGATCGATATCTTTAACAACCTCTTGGATATGGGGTAGGTTGTCAAAAATATCTACACTAATACTACCGGACCATTGCTGACTTATTGCTACAGGGCGGTTACGTTTGTGATTACTGGTCCCAGGAGGACGTAAGACCTGAGTGACGTCCCATCCAGATGTATCGGCTTTGAGTGAGTAAGCCAATGCACGATTAGCACGTTCGATGTTATCGGAATCAACTTCGAAATAGTCGAGTTTCCAGTAAACATGCTCATGACCTTTATCACTAGACTGAACGATAAGAGAAGGGACCGCAACTCCTGTAATGTTATAATTCTCCGGGGCATTCCCATCGAAATCAACCCACAGCATGTAGGTACCCTTGACGTATTCTTTTGTTGCATGAGGCGCTGTATACAGGGCAGGGCCGAAGTAAACTTCATTCTGCTTTGTATGTCCTAATACATGCGCGACCAGTTCAGTCTTTTCTGTCGGCCAGTTAAAGAAAGCCGACGTCCATTCTTCTGTCTCTGGATGCTTGACCGGAACGTACGCATAACCCGTTTGGTCACCATACATAAATTCGAAGAACTCTGAGAGGTCACGCGATGGGTTAAGTGCGGTCACATTATCCATCACGCTCCCTAACGAATAGAAATTGGATCGGGGCCGTGCTCTACTACGTCGTAACTACCTACGGGACGCAATACTGTATGTTCGTTAAGCATGGTTACATAGTCGTCCCATGTTCCAGCATCTACTACAGCAATGCAGGAGCCTAAACTCCAGTTCTCCATTTGACTATGAACAGGACAGTAGTACCATCCTGCTAAGTTTAATCTGTTCATGTGGGGCATGTAGGGATCGAACCTACGACCCGCGGATTAAAAGTCCGCTGCTCTGCCAACTGAGCTAATACCCCGTGATCGGTCAGGAATCGAACGCTTTTATATTGCGATCACCCTTGTGGTATTTTAATCCATACACCCATAGGACGAGTCGTAACAAGTCGTCGGGTAAGGAAACCGCGAGATACGTTTACCTGACCGATCTGATATCCGGCGCGATAGGTGGGTGTCCCCCACGTTCCTATACAACGAGCAGATATCCGCTGTGGGACTAGGATTCGAACCTAGATAGCGGGAACCAAAATCCCGTGTCCTGCCATTAGACGATCCCACAAGATTCTATTGCTAATTTCTAAGGGCCTAGAACCCTGACCCCTCCCCAGGGTGCCCCGGCCCCCTGTCATGCCCCCACAGGGCCGCACAGGGCCGCCACGGGGCACCCTCAGGGCACCGACCGAACGGGCCGCGCCATGAGGATATCTACTCCGCGCCGTTCACTTATAGTTTTAGTTAAATGACAGACGTGACAAAGTATTTGGCACTTACCTAACTCTGCTTCTAGTCTGTCAAACGCGCCTAACATAATATGAGCGATATCATATTCTTTAAACTCTGGATGGATGTGGTCAAATTCTAATCGATCTTTTGATCCACACTCAACACACTCACCACCCATAAGATTGATATACATATTACGACGCCTGCGATACTTCTTACTAGGACTGTCCACGAAGTCCTGCCAGTGTAACAGCAGCCCTGCGCTGCTCTCGCCTAGCAAGCGCCTCAACGCTATACCCGCCGACGGAGCCGTTAGGCTTGCGCTTATTGGTCTTAGGATTTTGCTTAGGCTTCTTACCATTAGGCCGCTCATCGTTACTAACGATCTTACTGACCGGCTTAGGCTTTTGCTGCTTGCCCACTGAAACTACTCCTTTTAATTGTCGCCGGGTCTAGGACCGGAATACCAATAGATTTGTAAGCGGCCCGCATGTCAGGGTTGTTATCGATTGCTAGCGTTACCCCCTGTAGCGAACGAACATTCTCCAATTTGGAAGCAGCATCAGTCAAGCCTGGTCGTTTCATAAGAAGTTTGGTAAACTTCACACCAGCCTTATGGAGTGCGATCATCGTACGGTCCCGCTCAGATTCAGGACGAGCAGTAATAATTACTATCGGCTGACCCTGGGCATTGAGAAATTTAATTGTCTTGGGAATAGGATAGACTCCATCATGTAGGAGTGTGTCATCAATATCGCATACGATCATGGTAACTCCTAAAATCGGGAATGTAGCCGATGTGGGATTCGAACCCACACTTTGAGGATTTTAAGTCCTCTGCCTCTGCCGTTGGGCTAATCGGCCGTACAGCGGGAAGGGTGATTAGTGAGCCTGACGAATCTTGTCCCTTTTACCCTGGCTCGAAGGAACCGCTGTATTTCTACTACTGGAAGGTCACACCCGAAGTAGGCGCAAGCGTAACCTTACGAACATTCGTGTAACCGTTGTTGTTCTTAACAGACACGTGACAGTGGGTACCGAGAAGGTCGTCCGGCGTCACAGAATTAATCTTCTCAGCCGGAATACCAAGGTCAAGCATACGAGCCTTAAGGAAAGACTTAGCCCGCTCATCATCATCGGCAGGCTTCGAAGGGTCAGGAATTCGCTTCCACTCCTGAATCTTCTTATCCTTGTGGTCACCCTCGGCAATAGTAAATTCGAGGGTCATGCCAGTCTTATCACCATTCTTGGTAGGACCGACCTTAACATCCGTCAGGTAACAATCGTACGTGTTATCCGGGATAGCAAACGGGTCATCCTCAGCCGACTCGATATCGAGGTCACCAAAAAGCGACATTTCATTACTCCTAGATACTTAGGTTATCCGCTGTATCAGTTGACACAACGGAGTTTGTGGGGGCTACAGGGGTATCACGAGAAGCGTTAATGACCTGAATCAACGTAGGGTTACTAGGTACATCAAGCCTAGTCTTAGCCTGTGTGCCCTTGACTGGACGGACAATTAGTTCACGGCTACCATTACTATTCACAGTCATACGGCCAATCATTTGGAGGCCGCGGTTAATTTCTTTGCTTAGACGCGGCGCGAAGTCAGACTCGAAAGTCGTAACCCCTGTAGTCTTGTCTGTAGTTTTCCGCTCATGCGCTAGTAGAACTACATGACAGGGAGACTTAAGTAGCGGCCTCAGAGCCTTCATTAAGCGATTCTGAGTAG